CAATTAATTTTTCAGTATCCTCTAACCCCTTCATGTGAGAAATATACGCGATGACATCATCAGCCTCAGTACTCTTAAACATAAACTGGATAATTGGAACTTGATTGTAGTACTCTATCAATCTGGCCTGCTGCCAAATTTTATTTTCCATTTCTTGTTGCTCTGACATATGGCGTATGTCTCGATTCAATCGGATTGGCTTCCGGCCGGCTTTATAGTCTTTTTTGAGCAGTTTACGCTTTTTAGAGCCGCCTTCCCCATCCCAGCACACAACAATTAAATCAGGTTTAGATTCTCTAACAATTTTCTGTATGCTTTGGAAACAGCCTTTAAGACCACCTAGTGGCGCACCGTTGACAGAAAGACTGGGATTAACAATATAATTTCTAAAAAAAAGATTCAGTTGATCAATAATTAATATTCTTTTACCTTCATGCATTTTACCCTCGTTCTTCTTCTGCAACCATGCGAGGCACAGGACCACCTGGTCTATAAATCCTACTAACTACCTTTTTCCATCTAACTGGTATAAAGGAATATATACCATCAATTTTTTTTGAATCAACCTGCATTCTTGCTAATTGCTCCTTCATGGTTGGCTCCATTTGGAAAAATTTGACTTTTAAATGTGCGCGCTCAACACCACGACCAACTTTTACAGCTGGACCCGTAATAGTGACAACAGTTATGCCGCAGACGCCTCGCAAGTTGTCAGTCACTTTTGTAAAATTTTCATCTGAGTCCGATCTTATTACGCACTCAGCTTCGTATAGTTGTTCATGAAGATATTCTCTCACCAGTTGTTTAATGCTTTCCATAATGGGACCTCCGCATAATAAATAGTCTACAACTTATACATTTCAACAGTACCTTCGCTGGTGGTATAATAAACCCTCTTTATACCAACATGGCTAAGTATTTCGTGGCACATGGCACATGGCTTACTATTACGAAATTCACCCTTTTTGTTAATCCTGCAAACGTATATGTCTCCGCCTGTTGTAACATCCCTGGGCAACCCCAGAATACAACCAAGCTCCGCATGAATTGTCGCAGGGCCACGTGAAGGGCTTCGAAATCTAGTGCCAAAAGAACAAAACTTGTCTTTGTTAAAACAAGTGTTGATTACCGAACCACCCTTTACTAGAACGGCGCCATGGCGGATCTTGCCATATTCACTGTTAAAAGCTGTGTTTCTAGCAAGATCAAAATATCTCTTAGTTCGCTTTGAGAGCGTGACCTTGTTGCCAGCAAATGAAGTGTGGCCTTTATAATACGGTGGTTCTTTCACTTATCCTCTTAGTAAACTATAAGCACCAAGAAGATATTGTAAATTATTCTTCTGTGTCAATATCGTAGAAGTCTTCTGCTTTTCCTTCCTTCTTATCAAAACGCATAATAATTTCTTCATCCATAATTTGAAGTACTCGCTTTTTAAACTTCTCGTTTTGTAACTTTTCCTTCCACTTGGCTGCTTGGAACTTCTCAGAGGTCCCGTCTTTATAAACAAGATTGTACCAGGCTCCAGCTTGTTTTACATTCTCAGAAACTTTGACTGCCTCAAGCCAACTTTCTTCGTCCTGGATTCCAACATCATTCCCCCAGAGGATTTTAAATGTGCATTGGCGTCCTTCCGTGCCAAAACGGCTCTTCTTTAACGTTACCTTTACTTCAGAGCCAACCCTGTACCCATTTTCGTCCATGATGAAAGAAGCTTTAGCTTTCCGTTTTGTTAACCAAATACGCAACGAATACGCATAATGCATTGCCTTACCACCTGGCGTGACATAGGGCGTTGTCATAGCTTCAGATGGGCTTCTGGTGATGTTCGTCTTTAACTGGTTCAGTACCAAAAAGGTTGACTCCGAAGCTGCAATAGGCACTGTTAACTTAGACATTCCTTTAGCCAAAATTCTAGGTTTAACTGCCATCGAAGATTGGGGGTTGAAATCTCCCTCGACATCACTAATTGAAGGCGTGAGTGCTAGAGAGTCCCATATAAACAGCATTCTATTGTCATTCGAACCCAGAAGATCTTCAATTGTTTCCAAAACATATTCAACATTTGGGGGCTGAAGATACAATATATTATTGATATCACAGCCTGCATTAGCGAGAAAGCTGGGGTCGATTGCTGACTCTGAATCAAAGTAGATGACATCAATACCCATTTTCTGTGCATTGGCCGCGGCCTGAGCTGCCATATATGATTTACCAGATCCTTCAAGACCAGCGATCTCAACAATTTTACCAATTGGTATGCCGGCTAACTGGCCTCTACATATGATACTATCAAGCCAGCGAGAGCCAGTTGATATCCACTCCTTAACTTGTGTTGGGCTTTCTTTCGTTAGATCAAAAGCAACTTCAGCTCCCGCCTTCTTGTTGATGAGATTTCTCATCTCACCTATACTTAATCTTCCCAGCTTCTTTGCTTTCTTCGCCATTCTTCCTCTTCTACTTGTGGCATTTCCAAAGTTATCTCTGGATCTCTTGTGTTATTATAATCAACTAGGGTGTGGTTTATAAAGTGTTTTTGTCTCATATCAAAATGTGATATCTTGTCGGCCAAAGGAATCAATATCTGTTGTGTTTCCCTGAGAGAGTCGTTTATATCTTCAACGAGTTTTACTGAATAAAGCCTCTTATTCTCTATAATGGCACCTAGTGACATGCCCGACACAAATAAGCCAGCTGATATAGCTATTATTATGAAAGCGTCCATAATAATAACTAGATGTCAATTAAATTTTAAATCTAGATCTCCATTAACCCATATTTTTTCTGTAAATACTATCTATACTTTCTCTTGTGCAAACTGATATAACTTTTCAGCTTCAACCATGATATCTTCAGCTGTTACCGGATTCCAGTGTTGTGTCAATTTATAATGCATGTGCGCATTTTGTTCACAGATGCCTTTGGCCAAAGTAAGCAAATCTGATCGGAGGCCTACCGAATCACTTCCATTAATATTATTCTCTTTGTTCATGATAATTTCCTATGTTATATATAAAAAGTGAGGCCTCTGTAAACCCAGGCCTCCCTGCGGTGGAGGACCCTATGACAAAAGCTCAGCAAAGGCCTTATCAACAGCGCTCTTTCCAGAGCCACTATTGTATTTATTGGATTCAGTTGAGACATCCTCTACGTCATCTTCACTAAGAAGAAATTCATCTAGCATAACCTGTACTTGTTCCGGCGTCTTGCGCTCGAAAACTGAATCAAAATCAGGAATTTGATCCAGGAAAACTGCAGTTTGTTCTTCGCTCTCTGTCATTGGTGACGACTTACGACGGGGCGTGATGGCGGTCTGAGGAAACTGTGCGCCTGGAGGCTTGCCATAATTAATAGTTAAATCAGTACCATCTTCAATATCAGTAATGTCACCATATTCAGGATTAAGAACTAAATTAAGCAATTCTCTGTAAGCAGTCTTCCCAAAGCCCCATAGTCGTACTCCCCTCTCCTCTTCTCCGCGCACAAGGACGGGCGCAAAAAAGCGCTGGCGAGCTGATAGGTCCTTCGCCATCCTGATAGATTCATCAGCTCCGTCCTTATACAACTGGCGGACAAAGTCATTCAACGGGTCATCCTCTCCAAAATTCTTCTTCGGGCTCAAAAACCCAGGGTTCTTCCCTAGATTATAGTGAAACCAATACTCCCTAAACGGATCTCCGTTAGAAGTTGGTACAATTCTAATTGTCGTTTCTCCGTCGTCAGGACGCCAAAAAACATTCGAACCTCCGCGATTTTCCAAGGCATCGCGCTTTTCCCTCATCTTTTCTAAATTAATACCCATAGTTTTTCTCCTTTTGCTTTAAGCTATAGTACAGCCAGCTAATCTCCTGGCTGTCTGGTATGATTATATAATAATCACTTCAATAATAAAGTAAATAATTAATCTGAATTTTGTTCTTGTATGTAAGAAGCATAATGTACTGAATAAATGTAGTTATCATCATAGTCTGTTGGATATATCGAAAATCCAACATCAAGCTTTTCTTCTCTTTTAGAGTTTGCAAAGTCGCGAATTTTACTCAAGATTTTTTTATCGTTCATCGTTTCTTTGTTTATGCCATAAAAATATTTTTTTATTCTAGGAAACTGCAAATCATAGAAAGTTCTTTCCTTTCCTGTTTCAAAGTTGACAACACCGAATGTCCCAACCTTAATGGTCTCTTTCATGTTAGGATAATTTACTAAAAGCGGCTCTGTTTTTTCAAAAACATTAATCATGTGGTAGGTACTAGATATAATATTATTAATTTCGTCCCAGTAGTCTTTTATGGTAACATCCCCGACAATTGACTCAACACTTTTATTGGACACAAGATATACCTTTTCTAGTATATTAGAGCGAGCATATTCTTGTAATACCCCAAACACAATTTTATCTCTGGTTTTTGTTAATTCTGACATAGTAGTTTCGTCAGACTTAATGTAAATTATTTTTATAGGTGATTTTTGAAGTTGTTCAAGTAGCCGAAGGACACACCCACTAATTTTACCAGACCCGCCGAGGATCAACGTTGTTTCTCCCTTACAATTGTTTAAATTGAGTTTCTTATACTTTTTTTCATAGTCTTCATGGGAATTTTGGATCTCAACTGGTAAAAAGGTAGGGTATGCTTTATTTTCGACATCAATGTAAAATACCTTGTATTGTTCATAATTTTCAAAGTTCTTGGCAATCTGGCATCCAGCATTTCCTAAACCAACAATATTCATTGTACCTTCCTCATCGAGCCATAATTTTTTCCAATGTTCATATTAGTTTTTAAAATCCCAAACTTTGTCTGCGAAAAAATTTTGGCCAATTCAAAAATCAAATCCTTTTCTTCCTTGGCGAGATCAATAACCAAGCTATCGTGCACGCAAAAAGCGATTTTGGACTTTTTGTTCTTCAACATTTTATCAATTTTGATAGTAGATGTTAAAAATAAATCACTTGTTGTGCTCTGAATCATATAATTAACAGCCTTCTCCTCTTCAACGTCAAGCTTTCTGCCAAAAGGAGTTATAACTTGGCCATCCTTATAGAACTTTTCTAAAATTTTTTCTCGATTTAAATAATTGTTAAGTTTTTTATTTTTTGCCTTGGGGTTGTACAGCCAAGCAAAGACCTTTTTCTTTGTAGCATCACGATCATATTTAGATTCAAAAATATTTTTTGATATCCACAAGTGGATATCGTCTTTTGGTTGTTTTTGCTTAAGCAACGCGAACAACACTCTTAGCTCTGCAGCGTTGTAGTCAAACTCTACAAAAATATCATTATTCGGGCATATCGCTGGTCTTAATTCCTTGTTTAGGTTTAAAATTGGGAAACTCTGTGGTACCGTGGCCAAGCGTCCAGTCGCTGTGTTCCAGGGGCTGTAGTCGATATAAGACGAACATTCTTTAATTTTTCCAAAGTTATTTCTGACCCTTTTATCTGTGAAATTTAAGTTTTCAAACTTTAAATTTAATTTTCTGGTTTTTATGTCATGTAGCAAACGTACAAGATCAACCAAAAAATCATAATTTTTTGGTTTTTCAAAATTTTCAAAAACATACCTGGTTATTTGATTTTTTAAATCATAGAATTCTAAAAGAAAATTTTCTGGCAGTAGATCAAACAAGCAGTTATCAGTTAAATTAATCTTGGCTAATTCAAACGAGGTAAGAAAAGATTTAGCTTTATTGTTAATCTTTTTCCACTCTTCTTTTATTTCCTCCGGACAAACCTGGTCTAGCGAAACCCCATTACACCATATATTAGCGTACTCAATGGATAAGCCGTCTACATGTGAGGTATAAGACCATGTGTGAGTCATCTCTTCTGGTTTGAAAACGTCGACGAGAGTGTTATTAGCAAAAATAGCTCCACATTCTTTTTTTTCGTCTAAAATTTGAAAAAGCAATAGATCCTCAACTTCCAGTGGTGTTTTTACAACCAGTTAATGAATACTGCACTCGGTCCGCGGGGTTTTCAGCCTTTTCCCGCGCGTCTCGAAGGCGATGTTCATACTCGGCATCAGACACGCCATGCCAATTTTTACCCTTCATGTTAAATTTAGTCACGAGGAACCCCTTTGTCAAATCATTAATGTATCTAAATGTCTCCTCGTGACCAAACAATCTATATTTTTCGATCATAGTTTCGACTCTTGAGCCGAAATCCTTGGGTGTATGGTACTGTCTTGTCTCTGTCAACCTTAATTTTAAAAGAATTTTTAGCCAATATTCATAATCTGGCTCGGTCGGGGTCCAGCCAGTTGCCTCGCCTGAGCCTGGCATAAAAGCTTTGTATACCGCTGGTAAATAGAGTGGTGGAGGCTCTCTATCGTGCCTTGTGCATTTAATTTTAGCACGATAGAGACCTCCGCCCGGTGCAGGCAGAAACTCTTCTTTTTCATAAGTGCTATATTGTTGATAAAATGTTTTGTACAAAGAGAGCATTTCTTTTTGAAGATTGTATACTTCTGTTTTATAAGCTTTATCATATCTATACTGAAAAACATTTTCATATGAAACGCCAACTTTGTTCATAAACAACTGGCCACCTGTTAAATTTTCAGGATTTTTAGGTGGATATCCAGAACCAACATTAAAAACCAGTCTCCATGGCGCATTTTTGTCAACCATAAAACCAAATTTTGCTACATGTTTCACCCAAAAATCAAAGTAGTCATCATCAAAATATTTGGCAAGAACTGCACTATTCAAAATTCCATGTTGTTCTGGGGCAACTTCCAGAGTCATCCCGCCCACGAAAGGGGAGCAGTGCACCGAAGTTATAAAGCCGGTTTTGGTAACCGGGTAATAATGACAAATTCTAAGAGAATATCTCAAAAACTCTTTTACAAAATCTTTAAAATTTCTAATTTTGTCTGCTCTACGATTTATACTTAAGTATTTATCTACAAAATTTTTGTACATCAAAGTAATATGATTGGTATATTTGGTATTTAAGTCACCGTATGGATAAGATTTGTGAACTTTAAGATTTCTATAAAAAACGCTTGTCTTTAAAAGCCCAGACCTTGTGACTTTTCTATAATTTGCCTTCAGGGATTTGAAAGCCTCTAGAACAAAATCTACAACCAAGTTATTCGCGCCTTCCGCAGACTCAACACCTTGCAAGAAATTTGAATCTAATATAATAGCATCGCCTTCTTTGTCAACACGACCATAAAAATAGTGTTCCCTCTCCAAATCAAAACTGGGTATACCATAAAAAGTGGGAGATATATCATTTAAATCATTTTTTGTATCAAATATAGCTTTTAATTTACCATCCGCCAATTTTATATTTTCCCTTGTGCTGTTTGTGTACCAATTATTTGAGTTTCGAAGCGACCAGGAGATATCCGTGTTGACACTTTTCCAATTAAATGGTACCCTCCTAAGTTCATCTGGTAAGCCAACGATGAGGCATCTTTGACCGAACCCAAGCCAGCGAGACTTGGATTTACATAATAGTACATCCCCGGAGTGAATAAAGAGGTGCCCACAAGATTCACATTGGTATCATATGGAAGTTTAAGCTGCTGCATCTGGTCAATACCTTGTTCTTCTGCTTGAGAAGATCTTAACTCTGCCAAAAAAGGAATATTGACCTTATTAAACTCCATGCTTCGAAGAAGACCCATGTCAGACCCAATATTGAAATGATATATACCATCTTTAATATCTATAGCTGGGTCTGCATTTCTGTCAGTGACATCCTTAAAAGAAGTTACATATAACAGTAAATAATCATAAGAAGTCTGCAGCATGCTCTCTGATTCTCTTTTGCCCACAATTTTTCTTAAATATTTTTTGAATTCAGCGCTCTCCGTATATATCTCCCTTTTTTCTGGCAAAGCTTCAACAGTATTTGGAACATTTTTGCCACAAATTCGATGTGTTCCGGGCGCGACCTCACCGGGGAGGGTAATACTAATAATACTAGCTCTCGTGTGTGGCACCTTAAAAGACTGTGGCATATCAATGCCGAGAGCTGGTATAACAAGATCATTTATTAAGGAAGCAAAAAAAGCGCCGAGGGGCATTTGTGTTCTACGACGTTTAACAAGTTTATCAGTGAACCAGGATCTAAAGTAAGCAAAAGATATTGGCATTTTTGCTAAATTAGTTGTTTGGATGTTTCCCTCCTCATCCACATATTCTAATGGTCCCAGCAAAATTCTTGCGTTAACCAAGGGATAACTGGGTGCGCCATCCTGTTCTTTAACTTTTTTATATTCTTTCCATGGAAAAATTGTTGCATTTCTCCCTGCTTTGGTTTCAAGATCTCCAAAATCCAAAGCACCTAGGCGAGCATTTTTACAAGCCAATTCAATAATATCTCCTAAGTATACAAAATAAAATTTATATTTTCCATCATGCATCCAAGAAGGTGCGTTCCCTTTGGGTGGTTTTGTGTCTTTCGTCCCCTCTGTATCTGCGGGAGCCTCGGCGGCGTCTGATTCCGCTTCTATACCGTCGGTACCGACGGCGGCGCCGGCTGCTTCATTCTGTATTTTTAAATTAGAAAGGTCGATAGGTTTACATCTGCCAAACGTAAATCCCACGTCACCCTCCGCAACATCCTTATTAAATCTTTTAAGTGTTTTCTCAAGCTCAGATTGACTGACTTCCATCTCACCGACCTTTGTCGGATCTTCGGACGTCTCCCCCTCCCCCTCCTCGGGCGTTCTTCTTGTCTTTCTTAAGACCCCTATACTCTTCACTACGTCTTCTGGATCTGCAGTTGCACAAAATATTCTTGTTGGTGGGAGGTTAAAACTCCGCTTCTCCGGTGGCGTTGCCTTTGTATTATGTGTCTGAACGAGGGCATCAACAAAGCCAACGTATATATCTTGTTTAAAAGCGCCAACTTTCTTTTTTAAATGGCCCAAAATCAACTTTATGTTATCCAGTCTTTTAAACCACTCATAGTACTTTTCTCCAGCGGCTGCAGCTTTAACTTTTAGTTTCCCTCCTGATCCATCAATTTTTAAACCAGCTGCGGCTAGCTTTTCTCGATCTTCTCCTGTTGCCTGGCTAGACCGGACGCCCTCCTTCACCAATAAAGAAAATAAAGGATCTTTTTCAGTTAAGTCTTTCAAGGTTTTTCTCTCTGAACATTTCCCAGTACATCTAGCTTCGTTCAATGCTTTATACAATGCTTTTATTGTGGTTGCTGTTTTGTAAACATGAGATATATTCATTTCGCTCTTTGCTTTTTTTTCTAATTCAAATTGTCCTGATTCTCCTATACGAATTGAATCTTGAAATATGTTGACCTGGTTTGACCCAATAACAGTTTCTAAACGGCCTCGAAAACTTACAGTTACAGCTACTACCCCATTTTCACTAATTTTAATATCATAATCGTACATGCCCAAAGATACGATTTGGTTCATTTTCTCTATATCCCTAATCGCGCTAACTTCTCGTTGGGAAAGATGAAGCGCTTCCAGTTGCTTGCGTTCTGGTGCTGTATATCCTATTAAAGCCTTAATTTCATAATATTTTGGATTGTATGTTTCAGCCCCTTTCGTGATTCTAGCAGGAGGCCATAAAATTAAATCTGTGTATTTTAATTTTGGCTCACCGGGTGGAGAGGCATTTAAATCTTTGAGACTTTTAAATTTTAATTCTAATTTACATTCAATATTATTTTCAATTGTGCCATGAGTCTCACCATCTTGTGTCATAGTAAAGCCGTACAGCCCCACATTTCGAAAAGAGGGTTTTGTTGATTCATAGCTTAAATAATCATTTACTGAAGCAGCAGTTTCAACTCCAAAATTATCTGAAAACTTGAACTCCTTATAACATGGTACCGGCAAAGACCTAACCGAAGATTGGTCGACTTCACCATTAGGCAGTACATTATAATCTGCGTATTGAATTTTATATAATCTTATTTTTGGTTGTAGCAAGGATAGAGTAGATGCTTTTATATTATAAAAAACACTTAGATCATCAATCCCGCGAAGCCTGTTAATTAATTGAGAGCCCGGGCCATTAACTTGTCGAAAAGTACAATACTTGAACTCACCTTTCCCGCCCTTGGCGATGGGTCTAGCTAGTCCTTCATTAAACTTAGCAAGCTCACCTAAATGTCGGCTTAATATATACTGTTCTAAATTAGTAAATACTTTTTCGTTATTAGTGATGTTCTTTGTTTTTTTTACATCGGTTTCTGTTGTCATATCAATATCCCATATAAAAAAGCACTGTCTCCAGTGGTACCGGTATATATAATACTTCACCTACGTTTACGTGGAACTCAGTGGGTTTTTTATTATAGAAAGCGATGACCCACCACAGTTCAGGATCACTGTAATATTCACCTGCTAATTTAAAGTATCTATCACCCATAGACCAAATATGTTTAATTGAAGAAAAATTTAGCAAATCCTCTTGTTTGGGAAACTTAAACTTTGGAGTGTCATACTGGTTAATGAGGCTTAGACCTCTCGGCTTAAGGTACCTTTTATAAGCTGTTTCCTCGTTTGCAAAAATATTTTGTTTATTGTATCTCATGATTAATGTCCTCCTTGTTATTACTTAGGCACACATTCTATCGCGCCGCCGGCTGGGCCGGTGCACCCGCCCATGTTAACACCTTGTTCTTTTTGCTGCTCCATATTAGAGGTATCCGTTGGAGAAGAATTTGTCGCTCCTGCGCCGACACTTGGTGGTGGATCTGTTGCCTCATGAATTAACGGGAAATCATATGGGAATCCGCGCGCAGCCTGGCCGCCTCTAAATTCACCAGTATAAAAGTCCCACCCGAGGGCATGGTCTTGTACAACGTTGAGGTTCAAAGAAACTTTCATAAGTTTGGGTATTATAAAGTTTTTATTTTCATTTATATAATTTTCATATTTAGCTGCTGCAAGAAGTCGGCCAGCTGTATTCGCGAATGAAGAACCCATATTTTTTGGGCTAACATGAATAAACCCATGTGTGGCATCGTGTGTGACAGTGGCTCCTCTAAGCACGCACAGGAGGCCCTGACCGTCGTTGGTTGACGAACATATTATGTTGCCATAGCGTACACGGTGGAGCGGTGAGGCGGCCACCGAAGTTGCGTTGGTTGAATCCTTATAAGAAGGGTAAAGAGAAGCCAGCAGCCAACTTAAATTATTTAAGTTATCTAATGCTTTTGAAACCCCAGATGATGGTATATCAACACTTAAATTGATATCTCTGCTGTTTCCTTCCCAAATATAAAAAGGATTTGTCCTGCCAAAGGGTCTCTCCGTGCTATAATCTGCACCAAATCGATCTGTTATGCTGTCAATGTAAGCTACGAACTGTATTACAGGAGGGTTTCGTATGTGTACTGGAATGATTTCTAATACACCGCCACGCTCTGCAGCAGATGTATTGTTAAAATCATTTTTTTTAAACTTTACATTTTGAAATTCAGCTTTATCGCCATCGTACGCAGCAACTTCTGATTGAAAAAATTTTGGCATTTATTGTTTTTCTCCTTTTTTATCCCTTTATTGCAATTATCCTGTAGCCTTCGAACTCGATCTTGTTCGTTGGTAACACCTTGCTCGGGTCGGTCTTCATGACGCCGGCGATTTTGGCGTCTACACTATCGAGCACTACACCGTCAGCTGAAACTATATTAAAGGTGTAAGAAGCAGCAGATGCAGTCTGACCTCCTTCGCCTCCACCGGTGGAAGCGATCCCACCACGGCTGGCGGGGGTCCCGGCGGCGCTGTCCCCGACCTTCTTCGTGCCCGGCTTGCCTGGTTCTCCGAGGAGGCCATCGAGTTTGCCTACGCCCTCGGGGCCTCCGAGATCTTTGCCACTGGCGCGCTCGGAGTTGTACATAAGGGTGTTTACGAGTAAGTCCATGCCAGGTACACCTTTCCCCAACTCTTGGATAGCTGTTAGAGCCCCGATGCCGATGAAGGCGCCTTTGAAACCACCGACGAGAACATCCTGGGCTTTGGCTGCGGCGGTGACCTCGCCCATATAAGCTATTAACGCTTCCATGCTATCGCCTGTCCCTTCTTTAAGATTCGCAAACATATCAAGCATAAAGTTGTTAGCAACTTCTGCTTCTTCGCGCGCTATTTTTACTAGTCTGGAATTTGCTTCGCCTAGATTGGTCATGCTAGCTTGCATCTTTTCAGAAACATTCATTGAAGATTTGATTCTTTTTTCAAGTTCCTCCACCTCAGTTGCCGTTGTATTCATTCCTGATGATATATCAAAGTAATCCTCTTTTGAGCCAAACAGCTTTGATGCATCAGGAACACCCATACCCAGCATGTTGGCAACAATTGATTTCATACGACGATTTGAAGTTTCGAAAGTCATACCCGAGCGGTCAAAGGCATCCTTGAGCATTTCAATTTTTTCTGCTGGCTCTGCGTTAACCAGATCTGTAACAGACAAAACTGTTTTTCCTAAAACTGCATTAAAGCCCTGCGCTGCTTGAGCGGCACCTTTAAAGGTATCTAATTTAGCAGCTGCTTTGCTTAAGGTGGTTACTTGTATGCCGGTGGCAACAGATTGTGCTTCCAAATTGTAGAAAACTTCTTCGTTTCTAGAACCATACTGGGCTAGGTCATCTTGTGTAGCAATAAAATCTTTAAAAGCCTGGCCAACATTAATGTCTAAAGAATAAGCCATATTTTCCATAGATTTTAATGCATCGTTTGCCATGGCGGGGGTTTTTCCCAGTCCTTTAGTAAAATAATTAACAATATTTGCAGTATCATCAGTAGTAACGCCTAGTTTTTTTAATCCAGCTATTAGATTGGTCGTTTCTTCCGCCGCCATCCTGTTTGAATCCGAAGCGCCGATCCAGCCTTTTCGAAATAACATAACATTGTTCTTAACCGAGGTTAACGCTTCAATCGTTTCTGGGGCAAAAAGACCAACGCCCGTTAACATTCGTTTAGAAGATTCCAGTGTGGTGCCGAACTCTTTGCCAATCATGCCTATCGGATCAATGATGGAATTCATCATACCGTTTAATTCTGGAGTATGAACAATACCCGATCTTACCATTGCTCTATAAGAAGTGTCCATCTCGCCAGGCATTTCCATGACCCTTTGACGATAAGCGTCAAGTCCAGTTCCTGGCATAAGCATAGTCAGCACTGCAGTCTTTGCTGATAAATCTTTTATGGACTTCGCCATATCCGGTACCGCGGTGACTACTCCTGCTACCGCCCCAGAGACGGATTTAAAAAGATCAGCTGATTTTTTCTGTTCCGGCTGAGATTTTTGTGTAGATATCCTAAGTCTTTCTTCAATTTGCAGCTGTTTTTCGCGCTGAGTGAGCATCTTTTTTGATGCTTCATCAGCTTTTTTTGCCTGGGTTCGCAGGGCCTCGACGCCCGCCCCGCCGGCGCCGTCGATGTCGTCCTGAATCTTTTTTAGTTTTCTAAGGTTAGCTACGCGGGCGAGATGATCTTCTTCTTGTCTCTTAAGGGCAGCTTTCTCCTTGGCCGTTGACGCGGCGCGGCGATCAGCTTTGTCTTTATCTGCTAGTTTTTGTTCAGCTGTGATATCGGCTTCAAGTATTCTTCTTTCTTTAATCGCTGCGAGGGCCCTTTCTGTGTCATCCAAGAGCGCGCGTTGATAGAGCGTCATGCTTTCTAGGCGTTGTTTATAAGCTTCACCCACTTCGGTCTCAAGTTTTTTTAGATGTTCCAACTGAGTTGTGAGATCTTTAATTCGACCGGCGCCCATTTTTGGATCGGTAAGGCCCTCGATATCTTTTCCAAGTTTTTCAGCCATGAGAAAACTACCCCACTATCATGCATTATAAATAGTGTTTTACAACAAAATAAAAGCCCTACTAACAGGGCTTGGATTATTTCTTAGACTCATTCTCTTTTTCTATTTGATCTCTTAGTCTTTCCAGGAACCAAATTCTAAGTCCAATAGGTAAGTTGTAGGCCTCAATAAAACTCCAACCACCATAATATTTTAAAGAAAAGAATTGCTCATACACGTTTTCCATGTATTCTTCATTCAGGCCAAAAAAACTCCGCGGTGAGCGGAACCTCCTTGTCTTCACTATTGCCACAATGTTTGCAAACAAACTCTTGTTTTAAATCTATGCTGGGCGTAATATCACCCAAAATAGCTCGAAGGTACCTTGAGTCTGCTGCCAACATATTATCAACAAACTGGGAGACTAATAAAGTATCTTCATCTCCGTTTACTGAAAAAGCAAACTTAGATAACAAGCTAGTTACTATTTTTTTGTCGTCGGAATCAGTAGGGTCTTTTTCGTCTTGGCCAGTTAATAATTTTATTCCCAGCACAACTTTAGATTTAGGTAATGATATTTCAAAAACGCTTTTCTCATTATTAAAACTAATTTTGTTTTCTGATAAAAAGGTCTTATCAAAACATTTTTGTTGTAAATTTGTCTTTCTTAAATCAAAATTATAATCTTGCTCTTTTGTGCACTCATTGCATACCACATGTGCTTTGTAAACGGAACTATAACTTGATATTCTAGCTGCCACCATTAATGCAGAACGATCCCCGACCAACAAAGTAGTTGGATCGGAGTCACACACAAGAATATTTTCTAACAGCCTGTCGATTACCAAACCTTTTTTAATTAAAGTTACAGAAGCAAGAATATCTTCTTCTTTGGCTGTCATAAACTTTATTTCAACAGTTTCTTGATTATGCAAGGGGTGCTCTTTTGGATAAAACCTGCCTCTTGAAGGTAACTCAACAAACTCAGTAGGAACAACAAAGTTCAAATTGGACGGGGCTGGTTGCGCAGCGGCAGCAGCTGGGCCCAATCGATCCTGATTATTTCTCATCTAAACCTCTCTCTTTTTTTAAGCGCTAATAACGTAGGGGCTACCCTCGGGGCCGTAATCGACAAACTCAGCGTAATCATATACAATACCAATATCAACAGTCGCGATATCCTCAGAGCCATAGTCCAAATCGCCGAACTTAACAGATTTTAAATAAGCATTTTTAAGAATCCATTCTTCGTACATTCTTACACCAGAAGCAACTGCAGCGCCGGGGGCATCGATGTCAGTGAAGCCGCCGGTTGCAACGCTGCCGGCATCAAGTTGTATAATTTTGATCTGACCTAGCGATGCCTGAGCTGAAACTTTTGTTATGCCAGAATGAAGGTTGTCAAGAGTGGATGGTGAAACATATCCCATATTCCTTAAAGCGTTATAAAATTTTGATCCCACATTTGGATCGATAGCATCAATTAACGTCATATCAATATCGCTCCACTTGACAATACCAGGAAATTTAAAAAGATGGTTTAAAACTCGATGTTCGGTTGGTCCACTTAATTCAAAAGAGGGCTTAGCGGTTTTTGTGACCATGTACGTTGTCTCACTTTGAAAGTTTCCAAAATCAACCACAAATCGAAATTTTCTTTTCGGTTGGAAACCTTGTTCTGCTGGGCTAAAGAATGCCATCTAATTTTTCTCCCATGGTATTGTATAATAAATAGTATTTCATTAATTTTTTAATCTTCAAAAGAAGCACCACTCTTTGTAATAATGAAATCTAGCGCGATGAATTCAATTGCGCGCGCTGGTTTCAAGTAGATCTTTGCATAGAGAATGTTTCTATCGATCAAGTCAGGAGTCGTGGTAGTTTCATCCAAAATAACTCTGTAGTCTACTAGACCAAACCCAGACTTTACTTTATCCAAGAAGGGTTCTACCCTGCCTTTAAAGCTGTTCCAGGTTGCCTGAATGTTTGGTTCAAACAAAGTGGTTGCAGCAAATCTAGAAATCTCCTTCTTAACAAAAATTAATAGTCTACGTACATTAATTCTATCAAGTGCGGATTGTGTAACTTGAAGGGTTTTTTGTCCAAAAATAACAATTCCTTCAGCTGGGAAAGAGGCAATTGGATTAATGTTCGCTTCATACAATCTATCTCGATCATCCGAAGTTAAACGTTGCCTTACACCTAATACTGGTAAACCAGCAGACCCCTCGCTTAAACCGCCCCTGGTAAATCCAGCTGGGGCAAACCAAACAGCTGACTTACGCTGAGAGCTAGAAAATGTTCCCAGAGCGACAACTGAAGGAGGCACGTATACAACAGAATCGCTAATTGTATCTCTAATTTGTACGAAAGGATAGAAGGTGCACCCATAGCTAGTGTTAAGACCCATATCTTTTGCTGAATTGACGACGGCTGCAACTGAACCAAGATTATCTTGTTCTTCACCTGTTTTTTCGTGAGGAGGTTCATAGCCGCCATACAAATCAATAACTGCAAGAGCATCAGCGCGCTCCTCACACATGTTTATTAATGCTGTGTTTAAACTAGAGTTGGTTACGCCGGGCATTGCCGCAACATCATATTCAACATATTCGGCGTCCGCTACTACATCAATCGCCTTTGTAAAACTGTATATAGCGGTACTAGTCAAATTTGTGTTTCCAGCCATCGCCGAGTTTCGGAGCGGATCTTTTTCAGTAACATCAAATCCGTCAAAACCACCGAACATGGGCGAAGTGAATCTATTGAACCCTGCGTTCGAACCTGTTAGAACATACGTTGAACCGGATTTTGCAGTCCACGAAAGTTCGCTTGCTCTGGATCCAGAGGCCCAAAATGCGTGTGTTTTATCGTCTTCATGTGGACAAATGTCGTCAAGAGAGAACACCCAAGAATATTGATCTTTACCAGTAGAGGCCAGTCCAAATGGATTATGCGTTGATGGTGTACCTCTTAGCAAGTCAGAGTTCGTATTATCATGACGTCTGGTATCCTTGAGATTTGATTGATACCCGAAGAAGGCTTTTGTTCCTTTAGACAAAGAACCCTCAGATGATGACACTCTTAATCTTGTAGTTGGGAATTCAAATGATGCGGTCATGGGCTGCGCAGTCCACAGTAAGTGGCCCGTGCCGATGGATGAGGTGTGAGTCCACGATCCCAGAGCACCGGATCCAGCGTACCAGCCGGCTGACGGGGGGACAGCTCCGGAAATGATCTCTTGAGTTTTTGGTATAACAGGGCCTCGGACTCCATATGGTACCAGCCCATCTACTCCTTCATTACCTGGACTAACATTCGCGCTTACTTTAACTCTAACATACTTTGATCTGTTTGGATAATTGCCCAACTCAGTAATGGCTTTATTATCCTCGTTGTAACTATAGTGCCTATCACCGATTACTCTACCAATATAATTAAGCGAATTCGGGTTTAAATTAAGGCTGCTAAAGCGCTCCAGAATAACAGGCATGTTATCATTGTCTTTTCCGCTCCTAACAAGTACTGTAAAAGTGCCGTATTTGTTAAAAACGTCTGTTGGTGGTTTGATATCCATAATAGAAATCTTGTAATCTCTATTAGCATGCTCGCCACTGTCTAAGGCAATAAATTTAAATAAGTTTATAACACGTGTAGCGTTTGTGGGATCAAAGGTGGTAGCATCAGCGTCTTTATCTTGTGAAAAGAACCACCCAGTTTCTGCTGCAGTCGCAGCTTTCTTTCGGCTACCCCACACAATGCCTGATTCAGTAGTACCGTCAAGTGCCAAAATAACGCCTAGTTGGTCAGTGTTGGTTGGTGCTGCTCCGACAACCATCAACTGGCTGTTTTGACCAGAATCTAAATTAGATTCAAACGTCTCGCCTAACCAGTATTTCTTTCGTTGGGGTTCTTCTGTTACCAGATCGTCGCCTGCAAGAGTTGGATTGGTGTTGAATACTTTTCTAATAAAATTCTGCGAATCTCTCTGGAAGTTGAATTTAGCAGACTTAAGAATGCCGTCGGATCCCGAGATCCTTACGTTCCATTGACCATTTGAAGACTTAACCAGGCGCGCACATTCTCCGTTAGTAGAAGTAGTCTCGCCGTTTCTGGTAGTACCATACAAAAGTGGGGCGCCTTGCTGCACATACCAAATTGCAGCAAGCGTGCCTGTGACTTCGGGACCCTCGCCACCGGTGAAGATCGAATTAGTCGCTGTGCCTGCTTCATTAATATTCCAGTTGTTACAGTTGCTGGTAACAACTGTGTTGCCTCCGGACCCCCCGACGGTCTGCGTGATAGTGAGTGAGTACGGGCCAGTGCCGGTAGGAGTGCCAACGCTAAATGACGAAGCCAAGGAACTAGCTTCAATAGCAGTTTTAAGATTAGCTAGGCCGGCAACACCGTCGCCGCCTTGGGTAAAGGTCGGGGGATCTGCGGCACCGTCAGTGGTATCAGCGTGTGCAGTAAAAACTAGTGCGGTGCCTGCATTATTTCTCAAAGTCAGTTCTTTACCCGCGTCGGTGGCGTGTGAGCCCTCAGTAACGATCGTTATCGAGCCTTTGGGCCCGACTGCTGTGTGAGAATCCGGATTCGGCATGATAAACAAGCCATATGCGCCGCCTGATTCTGCGGCAGTATCAGAGGTGGTTGCAAAATCATCATCGGTTTTCCATCCTGCCTCGGAGCCGGCTGTAGCATTTTGGCTATACTCTCCCATAACACGATAGATGGTAGCGGGTTGGTTATTCTTTAACCATGCTTGTGCAGCATAAGCCGCATAAGTGGGAGCAGTCATTTCTCCCTCGCGCCAAATGTCGCCAAGCGGGTTTCCGGCTGAAGGAGAACCAAAAACCGAAACAAATTCTTTAAATGAGTTAACCTTTACAGGCCTCATTCCCGGACCT